AAAGCCACGTTAGAAGAAGCATCGTTCTCGTCTACTGATACCGCATTACCCAACATCGCACTGATAACAATGTCATCCATTGTGCGACCCATAGCCCAAACACCTGCCTTCATATATTCTGAAGTAGGATCAGCTAACATACGAACCTTGTCAGCTTTGTCGATTAAGTCAGCCCAGTTGTAATCTTCCATGCTAACTCGTCTACGACTATGGGGTGTAGAGATCAACGGAGTATTTGAATGTCGACTCGTAATTCTTTGAGCCGATGTACTACCCAGACGATCAAAGTGGTCATATTTGCCCACAACGTCTGTATTAGTGCGTACATATTCACGCAAACGTGAACCCTTTTGCTGTACCAAGTGGATAAAGCTGTCCCTAAACTTTTGGACAAACGCTTTGTTGACTTCGGTACTCATAATACACCTCTAATCAAAAGAGATAATAAATAGTAGAGTTGTCTGCACCATGCAGGCTCTATTTGCGTGAAGTTCTAGTTGTCCTTTTCGGGGCTATTTTCTTCACTAAAGTTGGCTTTGCAACCTCTACTGGAATCCTCTTGGCACTTGGACATACACCGTAAAATGTAGTCGCTGACGTTTGAGTATTATAGTGGGTACAAAACCCATAACTGTCTGGTGTGGCCTTACCTTCGATACGTCTATCTTTAACGGTAAAGTTTTCACAATCCGAACAGTAAATGTTTTCTTGCTCTAAGCTCATTCATCCTCCTGATATACTAGGTCGTATAAATGATCTCTGTAGGAAATCGCTTCCTCATGCTTAGAGTGCATAGGGTCAAATAATGCTTCATGGTACTTATGACCCTTGTCTTTCATCATAGCATCAATTTCTAACTTAGCAGAATCAGAATCTATTGAACCTGCTGTTTTACCTGACCCTTCCAATTTAGGATCACTAAAAGATTTACCAATTTTATGCAGGAATCTAATTAAAGATACATTGTTTGAAACTCCAGACTCCTGTACAAACTTTTTTAAATCATCATCTGCAAACCGATTAAAAGCCCTACGTGAAATTGCAAGATTTCTGTCGTACTCTTTCACACCCCACTCTTTTTTGAGAGCAGTTTCGGCATCGACTTTAGCCTGTTGCATTTGGGCTTCAGAATTAATAGAGGACTCTTCATTCATCTTTGCGTAAAAATCAATCGCATCTTGAGCCTGCTTATTTGTTAGCCCTGACTGATGAGCCGTTTGCAGGAAATCAGCATACAACTTTTGATCGTATTTCATTCCTGTGCCACCCTCATCTGGTACTTTTATATCATAAGCGTCAGGTGATTCTGGTCTACCGAGTTTATTATAAAAACTATTAACTTCTTCTTCAGTAGATTCTTCAGTAGGGATTTTATCCCTTGAACCTACCATTTTCTGCAACTCTAAATAAGAACTGCCGAGAGAACCTACATCTTTAAATTTATTTAAAGTCTCGTTCTCTCTTAAATCTTCTGGTAAATATCGCCCCTGCCATGTTTCTTCTGCTACTGGTGCTTCTTCTGATATAAGGTTATCGCTACTCACGGCCTCTTGTTCAGCTTCAGACATTATATTTCACTCCATTGTGGGTTTGAGGTTTGCTTATTTTTCGATTCTTGTTTTAACGCCTTGTACGCTCGAATTTGCTCTTTTATTCCTAAAACCAACCCTCGCCCACCTTCGTTAAAAAAAGTCGAATATGGGTCATTTGGGACGGCTGACGTTTGATTCTGGTACATATCCTCCAAAAATTTCAAAACTTTTTCGCCATGCACACCAGAGAACGTCTTAACTATTGCTTCTCTTATTTCTTCAAGGTCATTGTACTGGGAACGCATCTACCCCTCCTAATGCTTTAACCATTGGAGCAACTTTTCCTGCACCCTCGGCTACAGTAGAAGCCTGCTCTAGTTGCTGTTGCTGTTCTAACTGTTGTTGTCTTTGCTCTCTTAATTGAGCCACTTCCTCTTGAGAACGCATAACTTCAGACGGTACAGCCATCCTTTCACCAATAATTTGTAACGCTTGGTCAACATCAATATTATCAAGTACTTCAGGTGAGAATGAAGCCATGTTGGAAGCAACCCCAAGCCATCTCTGAATACTCGTAACATCCTGTATTTTCTGGTTTTTCGCCAGTTGCCCAACATAAGACACCTCAATTTCATCTAAGCCTTCTAGTTCTGGAGGGGGAGGTGGTAACGCTCCTGCTCTGTTTAGTAAACCAAAACTTCTTAATATAATAGGTGTAAGTACTTCACTTTCAAACCTAGCGACAGTAGGGCCAAGCAGTTTTTGGATTTGCTCTCTTACAGTAGCTACCTCTTCCGCAGTCATGTTCAGTTTTTCTGGTAATACAAGCTGATCTGCTAAAAAGATTCCTCTGATAGATTTTTTAAGTTCATCTGCTTTAAGAGAAGATAAGTCAAATCTGCCTTCAAATCTAAGGAATTTAAACCTCTCTGGTTCCCTAGAGTAGTTAATTGCAGAAGGAGTCATCCTAAATGTGCCTATAATCCCTTGATCTGGAGCAATCAATGGAGGATGTACTGCCGTAGCCAACCCTTTCAGTTCTAATTCCCTGATTTTATTTATAGTTTTAATGTCAGGCATGGCAATATCAGCAGGGCTTCTACCCCACAATTCACCTGATGCCTTCTCAAATCTTCCTATAACATAGGGTAATTCTTCAAAACCACTTTCTCTACATAGCTTTTTAGAATCTAAATGAATGTCAAATGAAGCATATTGTTTGTCTTTAACATCCATAGAGCCAAATTTATATTCATCTCTTGGAATCAGTACTCTAACAAACGTAAACTTTTCATCAGGTTTATTTCTTAAAGCCTCTTTTACTTTATCGGGGCATTTACCTTGACCAAACATTTGTTTGGCTTGCCTTGCAGTTAAAATGTATTCCCAAAATACAGTATCAGGTTGCCCTCTCTTATCTTCAGCAAACACAAACTGGCCTGTAGGGATGGATGTAAAGACTAATCCCCCAAAATTACCCTTATAGACATCGTTTTCTTCCAAAAGAAGATTAATAGTGCCAAAGGAAGTAAAATCTAAAAATGCTTCACCTATAGCTGTGTAGAAGTTAGACTCATGGAACGCAAAAAACATTTTCTGCGTAACATCGTGAAACCATCTTTTAACCGAGGGTGCTTTGTTCAGCATCGAGGCAGGATGCCCAGATGGGATTGAAAGACCAAACCATACGACAGATTGAGGAACTAACGCATTTTGCATCGACATAGCCATCAAACGGCTTGCTTCTGGTGCGGAAGAGTCAAACATTTTATTAGTATGACGTTCAGCACTAATAGACGGAGATGAATCTACTTTTTGTTTGCGTGGTCTTATGTAATCTCGTACATCACGAAAAAACGGTTCCCATAACATTCGATCTTGCTTGAGAACTTCGTATCGTCTTACTAGGTCTTTTGCGTAATCCGACATACTATGCTCCTAGTAGTTGTTTTTTATCTGTCTCAGCCATGCCAAGCAGTCCACCTGAAATCGGCTTATCTGCTCTTTTGCCTAGTTTAATTCTACCTTGTTTAACAGAAGCTACAGCAGTACGGTTGTCAAAGTATTTTCCTGTATCTTTTTTAATATCTGCTAGAGTTATTGTTTTGTTATCCCTGTATGAACTGAGAAGCTGGTTAGGTGTCTTGCCGGGGCTGATTGCGTTAAAGAACTGCCCTGTAGCACTTCTTCTTCGTTCCTGCTCTGGGTTGTCATACATATAATCAATGTAATCGGAAATACCTTCAATTCTAAATTCTTCGTCACGTTTAGCCTGTAGTCTTTGACGTTCTTGTTCCTGCTGTCTGCGTATTGCCGCATAGTCTACTTGAGGAGCAGACCCTCCTTTAAAAACAGCGTTCTTAAATAATTTTTTATGCCAATAGGCATACTCTTCATCATATTTCATAACTAACCCTCGGATAGAAGTCCCTTCGTAGATTTTGTGCCTACTGTTTTTTTGTCATAGAATAAACTGGGGGCATTGAGATTTTCTTCTTCTACATTTCCCAAACCCAACGCACCGCCTTCATTCATAATAGTATTTTCTCTTGTATCAGTAGAAGCTAATCGTTGCATTTTTCTTCGCTTCTCATCATCAAGTTTTGCCTGTGTAACTGCCTCTGGTTCTGGAAGTGGAGTTTTTGGTGGTAAATAACTCGCTTCCTCTGGTGGATCAACAACATAAGGTGCAGGCATAGCTGGCATAGCCCCTTTACCGCCCATAATTATCTCCTATTCAAAAACGTCATAAACAGCTACAGCGTCATCTTGTTTTGGTGCTGAGTCTAAAAAACCTGCTTCAAAACCTAGAGTACCAGTAGCCAGTGCATCAAAACCATGAGATGCCCAATTATGTAAAGGACGGTTCTTGTAACATCCGTTCTTGTCATCCCATTCTTTACGATAATTCTTTAGACAAGTCAAGCCCCTACTGCACTTATTCTCATCAAAATAGAGTTGTGGAAATACGTTTCTCACACTTTCTATTTTATCCATCACATCATTCGGTCTGGGGACAGTCTGAAATATAAGCCCCTGTTCCCTTGCAAACTCTTTTCTAGTCTTTCCTATAGTAAAATCTCGTACTTCTATATCATGGGGTGCGAGGTGCTTGCCGTAAATATAGTCTCTCTGTTTTAATAGATTAACGTAGTGGGTCAAGCCCTCGTCTGCGTTTTCATAATAATCAATAAACCTGACACAATCCTGATGTAGCTGAAAAAACCAGATACAAGTTGTGTCATTAATTCCTAAATCCCAACACGTATGCACTGGGAGTCTACGTATGTAGGGTATTGCGTCTACCCTGTTATCTTTGTAAGCATTTTGAAGATGCCTAGACAAATAAGCCCCTTCAATGCTTTGCTCAAACGCTTCTTTTGCAGTTGTTGGGTACTCCCTTTTTACATCCTCGCCTAACTCAGCGTTCTTCTTAGCATACCAAGCCTTCTGAGCATCTGTAAACTTTAATTTCAGCAACTCCTCTTGTTTTTTAAAGTAGGCCACCATATCTGGGTCTAATTTAGCAGACGTTTCCAGAGAGTAGTTCTTCTCTTTATACCACGGAAAAAAGAAAAACCTGTAATCCATAGTCGTTAATTCCTTGCGACTTAGATTATCCAGTTCAGAATCTCTGCACTTCACAAAAAAGTCCCCCTCGTTACCCATAGCGGTAGACTCAATGGCTAACAGTGCATCTCTAGGCAAAGTTTCAATACTACCTGTACGTACCTCTCTCGCTTTTTCTGGTTCTTTAGCACAAATCTTGCCATATTCAGTAATAAGTAATTGAGATAGCGTACCTGATCTCATAGAAGTTGAAACTCTAAATGCAGAACCGTTAGAGAAGATTAATCGCTTACCTTGTTCTGAATCTAGCTGAATTGTGTTGTGTATTAGTTCCTTGAGGGCAGGAATATCTTTTGCTACGTTGTCAAATACGTCTTTTACCTTTGTTCTGAAGATTTCTTCCGCATTTTCTCTGGTATCCGCAATAATACCTGCCTCTCTATTAGGATTAAAGAGACAATCATCCAAAAAGAGTACAGAAAAGAACGTAGTAACCCCTAACTGTCGTGCCTTTAGAACAATTACCCTGTTCCAAATGTTGTTGTAGAGTTCAGTCTGTGCCCAGTTCAGTTTAAAAGGTATTAATGCACTGCCTTCTTTTGGGCGAATATGGTAGAGGTTGTTCAACCTCCATGTACGGCTTTTTATCAGTCTAACTAAGTTTGCTTCGCTCTGGGGTGTTGATTTTTTTGTAGTCAAATCCAGATTTCCTCTCTTCAATCTGAAGCATAGCTTCAGCAATAGGGTTCAAAGCGTTTGCTACGCTATGACTTTCTACGTGAACTTGCTTAACTTCTGGGTACACCAACCTCATCACCTTCAAAGCAATATCAGCACGTACTTTAGGAGGAGTTTCCTCATCTCGAAACAAGTGTATGACCTCTTCCAGAGGGTCAAAGTTTAGTTTCTTCAGTACTTCACCTACTATACGGTTTTTATTTTGTGTTCCTTTAGGCCTGCCGGGGCCTCCTGTACCGCCCTTAGTGAACATAGGTACAACAGGAGTAGCCTTATCTGTGTTTTTTTCGCTCATACATAACCCAATCATTAGGTGGTTTACGGAGTAGCATAGGTATGGCACTGACTACGTACCTTATACCGTTGTTCATTAGATACAATTCGTTACCCACAACACGTACCTCCTGACATTCCTTTACTGGGTATTGGTTGAGTATGGGGAAAGAGTACCATAGTCCTTCCGCAGTCTTTATAACGATACCTAACGAAAAATGTAGTTCCCAATCTACTACATTCATATCTACAACAAGAAATTGAGGCTCTACTGGAGTCGGTTGTATGGACTCTGCATTAACTGGAGGAGAGGAAAGTAAAAGCCATACCCCCAGTAGAACCCCTGTCAACCTCATTTCCTGTCCATTCCCATCTTCCACGTAGTTGCACCGCCTATACCGACCATGCCCCACGCTTCAGAAGAGAAGTGGTGATAACCAAGCATCTGACAAATCATCATGCCCATAGCAAGACCCATAATACAGTAGGTTTTGTATCCTGACATCGTACTGTCGATCAAACTAACTATAGTTTTAACCATTGTGTCCTCATAAAGTTTAATTAGAATTACACTCCTGTAATCTTTTTACCATATCATTCTCAAAATTCAACCTTTCTTCTACCCAAGCAGGTGACACTTCATAGTTTCCACTAGGTAGTGCTTTAATTTCACCCTCCTTTAGAAGAATTACCTTTCCTCCGCATCCTGTTAAAAAGATCAGCAATAGCATTTGGGTTGCGATCTGCAAGAGCCTGTTTGATCTCTTCAGACCTTTCTGTATGCTCTTTCTCCCTACGTGTTTTAAACCTTCTATTGATTGTTTCACGTATAAAACCCAGTGCTTCTCCGATGATATTCCACATGACGGCTCCAGTTTATAAGGACAGTTACTCCTCTTCGGTTTGTTTCTCTTTTTTAGCAAGGTAAACAATGAAGTCAGGTTCATTCTCCTTCTCCTTGAAAGAATTAGACATCACCAGTAACTTTGTACCATAAGTGAACGTGCCACTAAAGTATTTATTACCGTTTTTGTCCTGCCCTTCCCACAAACCCCCAATTTTAATCAAGTCACTCATGTTCGTGATCCTCCATAATAGTTGGTACGCTCTTTTTTGGGCGACCTACAGGTCGTTTTGGCGGTGGCGATTGAACCGCATATTTAAAACCTTCACCATTCTTCATAAATCCGAGATCAGTCAAATCATTGAATTCGGGAAGATTCTTCTCGTTCCAAACTAACATCATAAGGTTGGCTAATGCGTGTCCTATATGATCCTCTTCTCTCCTACCCTGCATATAGAGGTTAATATGCCGTAAGGCATGGTTTATGTATACAGAATGCTTAAGACCTTTTTTCCAGTTGTTATCGCCATGATGTACCGACCCAACATACATAGCTTTCGCTACGGCCTCTATACCCTCTGGTGGTACTAAGTCATACCGTACCCCATCTACGTCTGCACTACGGCTTGCTCCTGTCTCATAAACCTTTTTTTCGTTAAGCACACTCTCCCCCTTTCGATCATATTTGTAAATTACTTGTTTAAATAATCTAATTAATCAAACTCAGTCCCTAAGACGGTAGTTGTATTTATTTTTTTCTATATATTCTATTGTATCATATTTCCATTGACACTGCAACCCCTTTTTTGGGTTTTTTAATTTTT